TGAGCATATTGACCACCCAATGAAGTTTGAGTCATCAAATTCAAATAGCCATCACCGTGCTCCAATTGATTTTTAAAGGACTTCCAGTAATTTACTTCACCCGTTTCTGATGGTGAGAGTTTCGCCTGTCCATTCAAATATTTCATACGTGAATCAATCTGGCTAAATGGCATTCCAGAATGGATCGCCCCTCGCACTTGATTCACACCCATCATTTGCATTTTGAAATCAGTATATTCATGGTCATTGGCTTGCGCGACTACGCCAAAATTAATACGCCCGTCATTGTAGAGGGCTGCGTATTGTCCTGCCATACTTCGGTCGAAGTTATAGCTGGACGCCACATACTGAGTACGAGGATTAACAGGAAAACCCACGTTATCAATATTGCTCGTATTAAAGGGTGACTGAGCCACCGCATGATATTCTGCCGCCGAATGCCCATCAGGATTTCCCGCCATTTTAATTAAATCTTGTGTCCTATCGTATAAATCAAAATTTGATTTACGAACACTTGCAAATTGCTCTGGTGTTATAGCGCCAATCTGCGCTGCATTTAATGATGCTTGGTGAAAACTATCTTCCAGTGTTTTTGCCTTTTTAAAATCACCCGTGTCTAAAGCATCCTGAATGCCTTTCATCATGACAGGGTAATTATCCCAATAAGCAATTGATAATGATTTTTGGGATTGTTCATAACCCACCTCTGCCGCTTTCAAACGAAGCGAATTAAAATTCTCTGATCCAAGGCTTCTAAGTTTTCGTCGATCTTGTGAATTAACAAAAGAGTTTCGAGTAATAGTGTCCATCGTTTCGGCAGACTTCGTTGCAATTTTTTCTGCCTGATCGGGATGTTTTAATATTTCAATTTGCGAATTAGTTTTAGCTGTTTCCATTTGCGACGCAGATGCCATATACATTGCATTGCTTTGCTCGGAAACAAGATCCTCGGCTTTCGCACCTGTTGATTGCGCAATAGAACCTAATGTCTTTGCAAATGCTTCATATCCTTCCGCCTCACTTGCAACCTGAACAGGTTTTAATACTGGCTGTGTATCTTCAAATTGTGGTGTTTCATTAGCCATATATTATTCCTCTTGCATAGTTGGCATTTTGCTGCCGATAGAAAAGGCGGTCATTGCAGTTTCAGCCGCATTTCCAAACAACTGCGCGTAAAGTTTTGAGCGAACATTTTTCTTTTCAATCTCAATATTTTCCTGTTCAAGCTCGCCTTCAAGGTCAATGTTCTTTTGTTTTTTAGCGCCGACATTATAAGTGGCACGTTGAATTGCATTAAAACTAGGGGATGAAAAGGCCGTGCCAGTAGTTGTTTGGTGAGCTATTTGTGCATCCAAAACTTTCTGTAGTACATCATAATTGGACAATGTTTTTTGCTGTTGCTGTAATGCATTTTGTTTGGCTTGTAAATCCAAAGCATGTTCTTCCGCATTGGCCGCTTTAATCTCTGCGTCAGATTTTCCAACCTCTGATGCAACATAAATGCCACCCATGACAAGTGCCGCGACTTCTAATCCCATAAATCCCTCCCTAGATTACGGCTTCACCGATCTGATAACCGATGCTTAAAATTTGCAGATCAAACGGCGAGGATTGCGTAATTGAGAAGGTAGAAAACCGGTTCCATCCTGAAAACGGTGCTACGATCGCGGTATCAGTCTTTGGTACTAAAGGCAATCCCGCCTGTATTTCAGCAAAGTTCTGATATGGTACCAGATTACCATTGATGTTGAAGTCGAGCGAGTTGTAATAATCCACGTAAATGCGCGTCATTTGCTTCTGGAAAGGCGCACTGGCTGACCCGCTAAAGAGATACATGGGCTTAATTTCAACGTCATAAAGAATGCCAATCATGACCGTATCAGCAATTCCTTGCGGGTTATTAACTGTAATTTGTCCACCGTGTACCACATATTGTCCAAAATCCTGATTTAGATAGATGACCTGGACGAGATAATTTTCAAGTAAGCTTAATCCTGTAACCAAACCGCTCGATTGCATACTGGCATTGAAGGTGCAGTCAACCTTGGTCGTATCATTGAAAGCTTCAATAGTATAATTTTCATTCAATTGATAACGTTTCAAAATATAAACCTGATTATTTATCGTCACAATATCAATTAAATCGATCCCCTGCTCAAATATAACAGGCGTTAATGCAGCCAATTTATATTCTGTAGCAAACTGAAATGCGGTCAGAGTATTGTCAGGGTTAATGAGATAAATAAAATTATCCTGTGATGTATCAGAACCACGTAGCAATGCACGATTGGTAGGTTGTTTGACAAGATGCGAACTCGCAACCGAAATATTGCTTGATGTATAGGTCAAACCAATCCCGTTAAAGTGGTAATTAACCAATGCCGTTCCTGTCTTGGTTGAGTAGTATGAATCATTGATATAGGTCACAGGCTTCAATGCGGGTGACGCACCGTATGATGATTGCTGACGAATGGAGAATGTGCTTGGAGTCAATGCTGTGTTTTGATCTTGTGGACATGCAAATTCAAAGTTCTGGCAGTAGATTTCCATTTGCTTACCACCATTCATCCAAAGAATCGCACCACTATTCGTTTGACCAATGGTATAAACAATCGCGTCTGTGTCTCGCCCTGTACCCACATCAAAGTTAATAGGCGAATTAATCTTAGAACCAAAAACGGTGTTATTAAGCGAACGTGTGTTACCAAGCCATAATCTATTCTGAAAGAACAATACTTTAGCCGGATAGCCAAGTACCGCACTCCATGCGGGCTGCCTGACAGAATATTGTGATCCTTGTGTTGCGTAATTGGTCGTTTGAAAGGGGATCTGAACGGTTGCCAAAAAGGTGACTGTACCACCGCCCCCCGCGCTATATCCAACCGCCGTAATAATAGCGTAACCAATAGGATCAATATCAGTCGCGCCACCACCGATGATCTGTCCTCCAATCCATGCAGACGTAAAGCCCGGATTAGCACCTACACCCGTAAATTGAAACGTCAGAACATTGCTTACGCTTACGCTTAATGCAACGGTGAAATTATTATAATTGATGGTATTAAAATCATAAGCGGGCAATGGGTAAATATCCAAAAATGCAAATGAAAATGTCGGTGGACTTGAACCATTATAAGCACTGATATAAATTCGTCCAGGTGGGTAATTTGGGTTCGTTAAAATCAATGAATCGTTATCTTGCGTGTAATCAATATTATCCAAGTCGCCGATAAGATAAGGAGTTGGTACTGCACCTAAAAAAGTTAAATTATTTGCAAACGCGACAACATTCGCCCCTGTATTTGTCACGACTTGATTACCGGTATGAGTTATGACGTTAACTTGATTTCCTGGCGCGCTAAAAACAAAAAATGCGGCGTTAACTGAGAGTAATACATAATAGTTGCCGTTTTTATCGACAAACTCATACATATGGGAATTGCCGATTGCATAACCTGTGGCATTGAAAAGCAGGGATGTGCCTTTGCGTTTTTTGGCGAGTCCAGTCGTGCCAACTTCCGCATTACGTAAGCTCTGTGCCGCCGTAATATATTCATTAACATCGGTACGCTTCCAGGTGACTACATCGACCTCGCCGGTGTTGAACATAGTCTGGCGTATCATTTTGTTTGCCATAGCCCATCCTTGGTCTATACAAAAGTGATCCTATCAAAGTCATTGTACGGTGTGGACTGTACCGACCTCTCCATGTCATTCTCAAGTATAGCTTTAGTGCGGGCGTCCTTATACTCCTCATACAAATATTTGGCTAACTGTATGTTGTTTGTTAAGGCGGCAGCGACTTTTGAGGCCGCATAAAGAACCAATTGACGCGCAATAAGAGGTGGCCAAAATTCAAACGGCACATCATTTGCAATGTAGTAATATTGAATTGGCAAAGTGTTTGCCAGCATCATTCCATCAACAATTGCATAAAGCGGCCATTGCGCACCCGTGGTCGCCCATTTATAAAATTTTCCATAGTTTCCAGGCAATTGATAACTGTAAACATAATCCGGTGAGAAGTTTGTTGTTTCAGGAGATGCGTTGTTCACATAGACAATTGCGAAATTCCAATTGTAATCGAGCAATACTTCTTTATAGAGTTCTAGGATTTTATTTGAAACCGCTTGAGCATCAGGACTATCCGTTATGGCTTCAACCGGCAGACGACCCAATTCTGAGAGCGTGCGATTAGTCAGGTCAAGTAATGAGGGCATTACTTCCTCCTAAAAAAGAGGGGGGCATATTTCAGCCCCCAACCTATTAGATGACCACAAATCCGAAGATCAGTGTTCCGTTTAGCGCCGTACCCGCCACGTTGTTGTTGTAGATCGAAATTGCGGCACTTCCGTTTGAAGGAATAGCGCGTAGCTCCAAACCACGTGTCGTGTTCGTTCCACCCATCAACATAACCAACACGATAGAAGCTGTGGTGATTCGGTTATTTGTCAAGGTGAACGCATACGCAGCCGCAGCAGCAGTCGTTAACGATTCAGTGGTGACGACACCCGCCTGATGGTTAATCGTTGCAGCAGCAGCTGTACTGGTAGCTGTACCTCGATCCATCAGGATTGAGCCGGTCATTTGACCGCCAGCTAACGGAAGGTACTGAGTATTTGGCGAGCCTTCTGCGACCGGTGTTGCATTGTAGGTCAGAGTGGAAACACCAGGATCAGCACTGGCAAGGATCGTCAAAGTACTCGCACTCGGCGTGACTTTGTAAATGCTTGCTGTATTGGCTTGAGTCGCAAAGTCTGCGGTCACAATGCTGGTCGCCGTAATAGTTGCGTCCGTAATTGTGATCGTTGCCGAGCCACCCGCATTGCTATAAGACGCACCATACAATCCAGCCGAAGTAAGCGCTGAGGACGGTGATACAGCTTGATACTCAATAACAGATGCACCTGGATCAGTATTAGCAACCACTGTGATGATTCCAGCCCCAGCAATCGCGGTTAAGACATAGGCCGCATTAGTTTGCGATTGGAAGTTCACATTGACCGTCATGCCCGCAACAATGTTTGCGTTCGTGATGGTGATTGTTGCACTACCGCCCGCATATGAAGCTTTACCGGCGAATACACCGAGATTTTGTAAAGCAACCGATGGCAGGATAGAAATATATTCAAGCACTGATACCCCAGGATCGGCTGACGATAAGACTGTCAATGTACCGCTTGCTGGTAACACAGTTTCAACACGGGCAGACGTAACACTCGATTTCCAGCGAGCAACAACAACGCTGTTTGCGCTGATATTGGTATCTGTAATCGTAGTCGTGGCACTACCACCACCATTGCTATAAAGAGCTGAGTAAACGCCCATTGCAGCAATGATTGACTGTTGGACTGCCGAAGGTATCAAGTTCCAATTTCCAGCAACCGGATCGTATTGAACATAAAAACTTCCGAAGATAGCCGCCTGTCCTGTATAAAGAGGAAATGCGCTAGTATCAGAATAGTTAATATCGAACCTATCACCAGCTTTTACTTTCTTGGCAATATCATTAAGATACCCAGCCGCAATAATCGTGGCTAAAGCATCGGGTGAGGAACCCAGAAAGCGGCAAGGTGCCGTTCCATTAAAGGTACCGTCAATTAACGCTAAAGATGAAAAATTACTCATGGCTCTAATCCTCCGTGATTAGTTATTAACGTATGGGTTTTTAACTGTGATCAATGCAATACCGTTGCCCTGAATAACTTGAGCACCGGAAGTCATGACGGTTAAAAGTTCCCAACGATCGTTTTGTGGCACCCATGTGATCGAGGTGGACACATCACGGTTAAAGATTTGAACCATTGCTTCCTTATTTACAACCGGTGTCAGATAGGTATTGACGCCGAGAGAAGTTGTGAAAGGAATGGTATTAATACCGTTGCTGCCGAGTGTTCTAATATCTACACCCAAGTAGGACACAAGCTGGTTATCAACCAACGGGCGTCTGTCATTGTAGAAAATATTAACAACTCGATCATCATTCAGCATGGATTGCTTTGTGATAGCCGCAAGCCATAGTGAGCAAGCATGGTTCATCACATCAACGCCTTGATCTTCAAGGTATGAGAGTGCTTGAGCCAGTTTGCCCTCATTCATACCTGTATTGACGCCAACGGTTGCTGGCACAGTGAAGAATGAACTGAAACCGCTATAGGTGAATAGACTATTGATCTTAATGTAATCGCACATACGACCGGCCGCTTTCGCGTGCAATTTGGCGTGATCGACGATTTTGTCATAAGCGAACAACGTCTTTTCGCCTCCACCGATAACCGTTTTCAAAGCATAGTTGAAAGGTACAACCATGACGTTTGTCGGGTTAACAGGGGTGACGGGGATATCAACAGGCGCATACGTTTGTTGCTGCATTTCAATAATGTCAGAAACGGGTACGTTGGTAGCATCACCGGTTGTGCCGTGACGTTCTTCAATGGTGTTCATTAAGAACTGATGGTTTTGAAACTTAATTGTGACTTCGGTGTCAAATAGTTGTGACGCCGTGTTTAGATTGATTTGGTTAGTCATCCTGACCGCTCCCAATAGAGTTCAACAACGCCACGCATTTCCTGCGTAGCAGTTCCTGAGCATCTATCAGGTTATGGTCAGATGACCGGCTGACAATGTTCTGTGATCTTAACCCACGGTTATCGCTTGCGCGGGCGTCTGGTTAAGATAAGATCATGTTACAACTAACACCCCAAACCCGTCAACTAGCTGTCTTTTGAGCCGCCTGAGCATCAAGTAGGTTGAGGTATGCTTGGCGTCTTTTAAGATCATGCGGAAATTTTTCTTTCTCAGCATAAGCCTTATTCACATCATCCTGAGTGACCGTGTAGCCACCTTGTGCGGGTTGACGCATTCCAGGCACTTGGTTGTTTAAAAGCTGTCCACGGTGATTTAATGCTGCCGTTCGCGCTTCCTTATTTGCAATAAAAGTGCGCAACATATTTTCATGCAGTTCTTTTGGATAATTTTTATTCACATAATCTGTTAGAAGATTAATGGTTTCTTCACCAACTTCTTTTTTGGCTTTCTCAAAATTTTGTTTGTTTTGCTCAACCCGCGCCTTGTCTGAACGCAAAAACTTCTCATATTGCGCTTGAGTCATTCCTGCCTCACGCGCTCGCGCCTGAATGTCAGTGATGCGATTCGCATCAACGTCCGTCACATCAGACGGCAGTAAATATGTTTCAGGTATTTTTGTCGCGTCATCCAATTGCTTTTTGAGGTTTTCATTTTCCTGGAATGTGGGAAGAGAATTTTTATATCCCGCCTCCAATTCCTCTACCGTTTTAAATTTCCCTGCATACAATTTCTCACCACTACCTTCCTGGTTGGTTGGCTCCGTCATTGTTTATTTTCCTTAGTTCATCCTGAACAAAAATAATTGTAGTGTACCAATCCTTTAGTACACTACAACGCCCCACGTAGTACGCGCTTTTTGACTCGTCCAACAGTTCCTTTGGTGGCAAATCCATAAAGTAATGTGACATCATGTCACCAAAAAGCTCGCGTCCTAACTCATTTGCCTGAAACAACATATAGACTTTATATTGTTGCGGCGTAATCAATTTTGCTTTCAGCAAATCTTCAATCATTAAATTGTCACCCCTTGGTTTTCAGGGAACTTGACTTGACCGGCTGTGGTAGTCGGTGCGGGTTGCGGTAATTGCGCTTGCTGTTGCGCTTGACCGAGCTGTGCCAGGAACTGACGCATAGCTTGATCAGATGCAAATAATTTACGTGGAAGGTTCAATTTCTCAGTTAAAAAGTTCTGAACTTCAAATATATCAACACTTGCAAGTGAAGCACCCTGGCCGAAAAATTGTTGTTTGACTTGCATGTTTGTAATAAAGTGGTTTAAATCAGCTTGGTTTTGTAGATCATATAAAGGTGAAACATAATCAAACTTGAGCTTGCGTGTAGAAAAACCAGGTATGGATTGGCGTTTCTTAATAAGCAATCCCCGTTCATTTAAGATTTTTGCTGCAACATCAAATATTTGTTTTGGCAATTCATTAATTAAGCGACTTATATCGGTAGCACTTGTACGTTGCGCACGGTTTTCACGAATTGAAACTTCGGTTGCAGATCGTACTGGCGCTTGAATCTCACCTAACGGATCAACTTGAAAACCTTTTTGAATGACATCTTGCAAATGCAGAATATGTTGAAACACATCGGGGTGCGTTGGCATCTCTAAGGGGTCGAGTGGGTTCCGTCCTTGTGGATTACGGGCGATCATAGCGCCTGCCCATTGACGGACTGAGTATGGGTTAAAATAAGTTCCTGCGTCATAAAACATCGGGGGGTTAGCTTTGAATGCCATGTTTTGACGAGAGTATTGAGTGACCAGATTCAAGTCTCTAATCGTCGGTAGCATATCAGTGCCAACACCCCGCCCCTCAGCCTCACCAGGGCGAACACGGTCGCGATAAACTATAATTTGCGGGTATATACTTTCGCGTGAAAATAAAAGAGCAAGTGGATCATCATCCATGACAGCATAGATGTAAAAACTATCTTCACTATATTTTATTTGACCGAAATTTACAGTAAAAACTTCATTGGGTTCTTGCTGTAATGTCTCTCGTAATTTTCCAGTATAACCAGGGAAGTTTTTTAGAATAGATCGCCCCGTCATCTTTTGGGCGAACCAGCACGTATTGATTACATCATCCGTAGAATACTCAATATAAAGAGCAACAGCAGGGATGCTACGATAATAGAGCGGTACTTCATCCGATTGGCTTTCGACCCATATTGCGCCAGTGCCTCCAACCAGATCCAAGTTAGAACTACTGACAACGCGAGACAGATTTGATTCATTAAGAAAAAAGAAGATTCGTTCATTTATTTCGTCCATTAAAATTTTAATATCAGCGTTTTCTGTTACTTCTTTAGGGTAAAGGTGGGGATCAAGAACCAATCTTCCCCATACGCGATCCTTGGGTAACAATAATCCGTGAAGATCATTTGCGCGCTGGTAGGCGGCAAGCATTGCGGTATTGTCCCAGATTTGTTGGGTGACAGGTTTACCGTCATCACGATAGTTAAACTTAACATTAAATGCATCACGGTCGGGAATAACATAGAAGTAAAGCTCTTTGTAGAGGGCAAGCCAACGATCTTTATATTGACGCGCTTCCCAAAAACGCGCGTTGAGGGCGCTTAAATCTTCATACATAACTGCCATCCTTAGCAATTAATGTTTTAAAAAGTCCTGCCACCCCAAGGAAAAGGATTGCGCGGCCGTCCGCCGCCTTGTCCTGGTGTGGGTGCGCGCCGACTCCTGTCAGGCGTCCATTGTTCAGCCCCTTGGCCTTTAATAATATCCAAGCGGGTTTCGTAAAGGTTTTGCTTTTTGGCCGCTAACTCAGTTTGATTTGCTTGGTATTGTTCATCTGCAAGCATATCCGCATGAGACTGACCATCCGTGTCATTGTCACCGCCGAAAAATCCCATGTTTACGCCTCCAATGCGATAACATTTCGTAGTTTCCGTTGTTTCTATACTTTAGCAATTTCCTGTACAAGTGGATAGGGTTAAACGTAAACCCAATGTCCACCCCTGACGCATAGCGGCATATTTCATTACAAGAGCGCACCAGCCACGGTTTCCAACCAATGATGGCACGTTCACGAACTGAGACTGTGACGATTGCTGAAACCTCTGTAATCCTTCGCACATGGCGCAATAAACTTGTGCCATCGTTACAATAGATTCGCCGAGTCAAAAGCCCTGTCTTATCAAAGTCCAACATCACCCAGTCTTTACCATCAAACGTGATAATGTTGCAGTGCCGAAACTCTTCACTGAACGCCAATCGCGCTTGAACACCGGATGAGACACTGTAAAAAATAAATACTGCAATTAAATCAGTATCATTTTTACTCATTCATTAAGTCCACAATAGTTTTAAGATACGCATTGGCTTCTTCGTCTGTCTTAAAAGCCATATTGTAATGCATCTGTCGCGTACAAATTGCCACGATCGCCTCATGGTGTTCTTTCTCTTTTGGGATTAAAGTAACGCTCTCAATGGCACTAATACGAACATACGACCTATGTATAAGGACTGTTTTCATAAGTATTGCGCCAATGCACGCTGAACCTTATTCATTGTCTCGGTGAATTGGAGTACGGAGACTCGAATTTGATCGCGCAATATGTCATGGATTACAGTGTTCATTTCACCACTGCGCTCTGAGATTTTCTGATTATTTAAGACATGGATGAAG